ATTCAACGATGATAAAACGCCAGCCGAGGCCCTTGAATTCTACAAGAATGTACTCCGACAACTCTACGACTTCTCGACCGACGATGCGAATATCTACTGGTGGTACGCAAACCGCCTGACGGAAATAAACATGCAAGCCCTGCGTGAGCAAAAATGGCATTTCAGTCAGATTGTGATCTGGCTCAAAAACAGTCTTATCTTTTCGCCAGGCCAGCTCTACCATCGAATCTATGAACCCTGCCTCGTCGGATGGAAGGACGGCAAAGTACACTACCAAGACTTCACCTTTTCTTCCTACACCGAGCTCTGGGAATTGGAAAAGAAAACATTCGCAGAACACCTTGACGTCTGGTATCAAAAGCGGGATAACACGAACAAGTACATCCACCCGACCCAGAAGCCCGTACAGCTGGCCGAACGCGCAATCAAACGTACCAGCGCTAAGAACGATATCGTACTGGATGCCTTCGGCGGATCTGGCTCAACGATGATAGCCTGTGAACAGCTCGAGCGATCATGTCGACTTATCGAGCTTGACCCGAAGTACGTGGACGCCATCGTCGGACGCTGGTGCCAGTACACTGAAACGACTCATGTGATCAAGAACGGGCAAGAGATAATGTGGTAGAATAGATATAGTAATGATCGTACCTTGAAAACTGAATCCGAGCATAATTTGGGCCCAGAAGTCCTCGATGCGAGGCAACGAAGCCCCTGAAGACATGCTAAAAAACAACTACGAAGTGGAGGTTCTCGTCAACGGGAAACCTCTAAAAGAATATGCGAGCCACGGCAAAATATACGTGGAAGGTCGAGAGAATACTGTGTTCTCACTGCGCCTCCGAAACAATTCGGGAAGCAGAAAACTATTCATTCCATCCATTGACGGTTTATCTGTTATGAACGGCGAGGAATGTAGCTTTGACTCAAGCGGTTACATTGTCAGACCATACAGTGCAGTGACGGTAGATGGTTGGCGAATCAGCGATCATGAAGTCGCTCAATTTTACTTCTCCGCGCCGAATGACTCCTACAGAAAACGAATGGATCGTGGCAATAATCTTGGCGTCATAGGAGTCGCAATATTCGAAGAAAAAGAACGTCAGATTTATGGCTATAGAACTTGCAACTGCGGTCAACACTTCTGCTCCCAATGTCACCCACAATTCAGTACCAGTACCCTAAAATGTAGAGGTATGGATTCCGTAAACCTCTTTTCTGTGAACAACGCGAGTGTGGACATGAACCTGAAGGCAGACGCCACGGTAACCAGTGCGAATGTTCTGCAGTCAGTCAGCCAAGACCTCGGAACAGGATGGGGAAGCCAAAAGAATAGTGAGGTCGTATCAGTCGCATTCGAACGCGGCGACATGGCAGAGAAGTTCGAAATATACTACAACACACGAGATCAATTGGAGAAGATCGGAGTAGACTTCCGAAAGGAACCTCTCTACGTTTCTCCTCAGTCATTTCCAGGACAGTACTGCAAACCACCGCGCCACTGTTCTTGCGATGGAGTAAATACGGGATGCAACAAGCCAGGATGTATCTCACAATAGTAACTATATAAAAAGTCTCGGATTCAGTTTTCAGATTGTGCTCAGTCTCCAGGAGTTTCTATGGCCACGAGGCGTTATGTCTCGAGGAATGGTGGGTACAGCCCACACATAGGGACGGCAAGATGAACGCGTGTAGTCTTGCGCCCTGGCGACTGATCAAAATACCATGAGCAAAAAAAACAAACGTGGCCGAAAAACCAAAATGACGCCAGAAACGATCGCAAAATTGGAGCAGGCTTTCATGTACACCTACAGCGATACGGAAGCCTGTCTTTATGCGGGTATATCAGAGGATACGCTCAATCGATACGAAAAACGCAATCCGCAATTCCGCGTCCGCAAAAATATACTTCGCCATACCCCGAATCTCCACGCCAAAGAAACCCTCGTCAAGAACATCCCAGGCAACCTCGACCAGTCCCGCTGGTGGGCCAAAAACGCTCCGCTCATGCGTGAGGACTATGGAGAGGTCACCAAACTTGAACACAGTGGCGAGATCGCTACCTCCGACCCCGTGACGCACCAAGAGGACGAAACCCTGCGCTTAGAATACAAAGAAAGACTAAAGGCCAACATCCGTAAACGTGCCATCGAAAACAGTAAGAAAAAACAAAAAGATGAAAATACTAAATGAATTACCTCCAATTTGGGATCAGATCGTCGCTGGCGGTCTCTCACCCGATACCAGTAATGTCATATTTACCTATGGTGATACGATCTACAACCCAGGCGCCCAACCAATACCTGACTACCTAATCCATCATGAGGAAACCCACTCAATCCAGCAAGGCGCCAATCCCGATGCATGGTGGGAAAGATACATGGAAGATCACCTATTCCGCATCGATCAAGAAGCCGATGCCTACGGCCGACAATACAAATTCCTCTGCCAAAAAATCAAAGATCGCAATCAGAGACATCGGCTCTTGTACGACATCGCACGATCCCTCTCTGGCCCAACTTACGGAAATGTAATAACCCACGCAGATGCGATGACTATGATTCGTCAACGCTCTGGTGTATCAAAATGAACTGCGATCACCAACTAGTAGAAATGGCACGGTACGATGACGTCAAGGGTTGCCCTGACAGTAGGGGCGAGTGTGTCAAACTCGTGTGTGCCTACTGTGGCCACGTCCGCCTTGTCTACGAGGATGGCACCATCGAACTAATCAAAGAACATGGAACCATCAAGAAGTCATCCAAACAACAGCCCCCCGCTTAGTGATACCGACGTCAAATTCGAAGGAATCGACAACGGCATTCTAGACTGGATCGGAGAGTATCAAATCAAAAACGAAAAAGGCGACCCTATCGAATGGGACAGCCACCCGTTTCTTGTTGATATTTACGACGACCAATCCCAAAACCTTACGGTCATGAAGGCGGCTCAAGTCGGGATGACTACCTGTCAGATACTCAAAAATCACCGCGACGCCAAGCGATTCAAGATGGACATCATCTACACGATGCCGACCGACAACGACGTAAGAGTCATGGTAGGCGGTAAGGTAAACCGCATCATTGCCAATAATCCCGCGATGCTTCTAGACGTGAAAGACAAGGACTCCATCGAGCAGAAAGCTATCGGCAAGTCCATGATCTACTTCCGCGGCACATGGACAAAAAAAGCCGCTATCGCTGTCACCGCCGACCGTCTCGTACACGACGAAAAAGACAGCTCAAAACTAGACGTCATATCCGACTACCAAGCTCGCACCCAGCACTCAATATTCAAACAGACACACACGTTCTCCCACCCTTCTCTGCCCGAAACTGGTGTGCATGCGGACTGGATGAAGTCAGACCAAAAGCACTGGTTCATTAAATGTCCTCATTGTCAGAAGTGGCAGTATCTCTCATGGGATACCGAGAATCCGAACAAGATGAGCATCGATCTTGACCGAGCTATTTTTATATGCAAACGATGCAAAGGAGAACTCGAAGACTGGGTACGCATCGGCGGTCAGTGGGTCGCCAAGCACCCCGAAAGGAAGTGGAGCGGCTACTGGGTACCACTTCTGATCGCGCCGTGGATGAGCGCCAGAGAACTCATCGAGAAGTTCCGTCACCCCGATACCACCCCAGAATTCTTCTGTACTAAAATACTCGGCCTCCCATTCGCCGATGGCGCCTCAAAACTCTTGCGCCAAAGCTTCCTCCAAAATCTTACCAATGTACCATGGGCGCCAAACGCTGATGAGAGAATCGTGATCGGCATAGATACTGGCTTGCGTCTCGACTACGTCATGGGAAACAAAAACGGCCTATTCTTCCAAGGCGATACCACCAGCTACGAGGAGCTTGACAAACACATGGAACGTTGGCAACGCGCCATAGCTGTCATTGACGCAGGCGGTGATCTAATTGGATCTCGTGCATTTGCCGAACGTTGGCCTGGCCGAGTCTATATCTGCTACCTTGGCGGCGACCGAAAGACCAATGAGCTCATGAAGTGGGGAGAGGGCGATGAGCATGGAGCCGTGACCGTAGACCGCAACCGCATGATCCAGCTCGTTGTCGACGAGTTCCGCAACAAACGCATCCGCGTACACGGCACCGAAGCCGAATGGTTCGAATACTGGACTGACTGGAATAACCTCTCAAAAATGAAAGTGCTTGACCCTGATACCAATCAAGTCAAAGGATATAAATGGGTGCGATCAGGACGTGACCACCGCGCACTCGCCACCGTGTTCTGGCGTGTTGGTATGAGCAGATTCGCAGGCACTGGCACGATCGTCATGCCATCAACCCCAGCGAAGCCGAACAGCTACATGATGAATCCCAACCAAACAGTCGACTTCAACCCCGAGGAACTATTTGACAAGCTCGAGGAAGAAGACGAGGGAGACTGGCGCATTTGAAAAGTGGTATAATAAAATTACAGGAG